CAGTGTATGTTCGCACTAGCGATGGTGGCGTAAAGAAAGTTAATTTCAGTCAATCAGGTATGGCAAAGAAGTATAACGATCCTGCACGTGTTCGTTCTTTTGTTGCCCGTCACCACTGCTTGACGAATAAAGACAAGACCAGTGCTTCTTACTGGGCATGCCGTTGGCCAAGATACTTTTCAAATTCAGGTAAGACTTGGTGGTAAATCCCTACGTTGAAGAACGTATTAACGCTAACAGTTTCTATCGTATTTTTGACAAAAATGTCGTTAGCGAAGAATTGGTTTGGCATCGCGATCATTCAACGCGAGTCATAACTATAATTGAAGGTGAAGGTTGGTTATTACAATTAGACAATCGTTTACCTATGGAAATAAAAGTTGGAGAAGTTTACACTATCCCAGCAAACACTTATCATCGCGTGAAACGTGGTTTGAGCGATCTAAAGATAATGATACAGGAGGAATAAATTATGCTTTCGGTGAATGTGTATAGACTTCATGATGATATTGAACTCCCAACATACGGCACTACTCTCGCAAACTGTTTCGATTTATCATTCCAGCCAACTGCAAATGTTGTGACTGGATATGATACATTTAACACACCTGTTGAGCGTGATGTGAATGGATTTGGCGAAACTTCAATTTATCCAGGAGATCGTTTGTTGATTCCTACTGGATTAGTTTTCAAAATGGAACAATTGATTACAATTGAAACATTCGCTGACATTTCACGCGGCATATTGCCCCTTCGAAATTTTAGTATTCGCCTTCATCCTCGTTCTGGGCTTTCACTCAAGAAAGGTTTGATCTTAGCGAATAGTGAAGGTATAGTAGATGTAGACTATCAAGAAGAAGTGTTTGTACTTTTGACCAACGTTTCAAAAATGCATCAAACGATTCGTCGCGGTGATCGTATTGCTCAGGGTGAAGTTGTGGCAAACGAACCATTTGGTTTTACTGTCGTTACAACGAAACCAGAAAAACATTCTGAAAGAAGCGGCGGTTTTGGTAGTACTGGCGTGAATTGATATAAATAGTATTGGATGCCCATATGGGGTCTATAACTATAAACTTGCTTATTAAAGGAGTTACAAATGACAAATATAACTACACTTACATCTATGGATCATCTTGATCGTTTACTTCCAGCGGCACTTGGTTTTGAACATGTGTTTTCTACGCTGGATAACGCAACCAGAATCTTAACTGCAACAGGAACAACATCGTTCCCACCTGTGAACGTCATTAAAACTGACGAATATAATTTCACAGTTGAACTTGCAGTTGCTGGTTATAAACAAGATGAAATCGAAATCACTTCTGAGAGAAACTCTCTAAAGATCAAAGGCAAAAAGGCAGATACAGACGAACGCAATTACCTTGTGAAGGGTATTGCTGGTCGCCAGTTCTCTCGTCAATTTGTTCTTGCTGATACGGTAGTGGTTCGCGACGCGACTCTTGCTGATGGCATTCTTTCTATTCAACTAGAAAATGTCATCCCTGAAGAACAGAAACCTCGTAAGATTGAAATTAAATAACCATTGAGATTATATTATGATTCGTGATGAATTAACGTGGGATGAATTGTTTATCTTACAGGCTACTCTGATCTCTCAGAAAAGCAAGGACCCGTCGACAAAGGTGGGGTGTATAATCGTCAATGATGATAACGTCATCTTGTCGACGGGTTTTAATGGATTCCCTCGTGGAATCGAAGAAGATTGGAGTGATCGTTGGAAAGCGCCAGAAAAGTATCACTGGGTTGAGCATGCTGAACGCAATGCAATCTTCAATGCTGCTCGTGTTGGTGTTTCGCTCAACAATTCTCGTGCATATCTAAATTGGGAACCAAAGCCATGCGCTGATTGCACACGCGCATTGATTCAAGCAGGCATCAAGGAAGTCATCGGACCAAACCGACCATTTGCTGGTAAGGGTGCGGGAAAGCATTACTCTATTGAGCATGCAGAAGTAATGCTGCGCGAGGCGGGAGTTAAAGTTAGAGTTTGGGACATGCCAATGGAGTTACTATGAAGGGTGAGTGGGCATTTTGGGATAGTTATTTCTCGAAAGAAACTTGCGATAAAATAATTCAACTCGCCATGAAGATACCATCAGAAGAACCTACGGTTGGTGGTATGGATGGCGACAAAACTAAAACATTTCGAAGATCAAGAGTGCGTTGGATTCGTGAAGAAAATCCCGATTTTACTTTTTTGTTCGATGACTATTGGAAATTGTTGGTGAGAGTGAATCGTGATTTTTTTAATTTCAATGTCACATATTTGCCACCAATTCAATTTACTGAATACTATGGGTCTGATAACGGTGAATATAAAAGCCATCAAGATGTTTTTTGGATTACTGACACACCAAGACATCGTAAGGTTTCCGTTGTGACTCAACTTTCTCCTAAATCAAATTATGATGGCGGCGAATTTGTTTTTGATAATTTAAATGAACAACCTCCACAAGAAGTAATACAAAAGCAAGGGTCTGTGATAGCATTTCCTTCTTTTGTGTATCATTCCTTGCGACCTGTGACTCGAGGAGTGCGCTTTAGTTTAGTTGGTTGGTTTGAAGGACCTAAATTTCAATGAAAGCATTATGGGCATGCGCGCAAGCATTCACTCCAGAAGAGTGTGAGTGGATCATACAAACTGTACAAAAAGAAACACCAACTTGGGCTTATACTGGTCGTTCACCCGATTTAAAAAAAGTTTTTGAGCACAGAAGAAGTAAAGTGTTTTGGATTAAATCGGACCATCCAACGTTGGGCTTCATACATGAAAGATATTGGAGAAATGTTAGTTACATTAATAACAATTATTTCAAGGCGCACATTACAGATTTACCGCCGTTGCAATTAACTCAATATTCTGAACAATATCAAGGCGAATATAAAATTCATATGGATTTGGATTGGATTGAAGGTAACTCGTTGAGTTCCGAACCAGGGCAGCAAAGAAAAATATCAGCGATTGTTCAACTGTCAGATCCTAACTCATATGAAGGTGGTGACTTTGAATTTGATCAAATACCAGAATATCCACCAAAAGATGTTGTTCGAAAACAGGGCGTCATGACTTGTTTCCCATCATTTGTTTTACATGGCGTCAAGCCAGTCACGAAAGGCAAACGATACAGCATTGTTGGCTGGTTCGAGGGTCCTCCCTGGCGTTGATGTAAGTTGTTGATTTCATTAGGGTTTTCATCCCTTGCCTTTTAATGCGAAATCAGCGATAATTGTTCTATGGTAAACGAAAAAGCCAACGCCCAAGGCTATAGGGCAGCAGTCATCGCGGCAATTAACAACCTTAAAGCCGAAGCCATTAGGCTTGGATTCGATTTTCCCACAGATTTTAAGCCTGAAAATTCAACGGCAGACATCAACGAACTAGTATATTTTCAGGCTGAACTTCTCGAATATATCGACGAACACCTAGAATTCGAGTCGATTTTATACAACCCTGAAGCCCTGCCGCAGGACGTTGATAGGGCTCTTTTCCACTAAAACATCCGTTGTCGTAAGTTGTTGATTCTATTAGGGTTTTTACTATTGAGTTTTTCAGGGTATTCTGCTATAATAGTCTTATGAAATACGAAAACACTGTAAAAGTAGGTGACGTTGTCAAGAGCCTTGACTTCGTCGGTATTAATGATTGCTATTATGTCGGTCTCGTGGTCGGCATCAGCAAGATGGATGGCACTTTCCGTGCCAAGACGATCAAGCGTGTGTGGCAGGGTAAGTTGGACAAGAAATTTCCGTCTGACTTCTTCACTGCTCCGCTTCTTGGTAATCATTTCTTCGACGACATGGCTGAAGAAAAGGGTGCCGCTCCTCGCATTCAGGTGGTTGCCTAATGAACATCGATGACCGACATGGTAATCCGTATGATCGTGGTCGCGCTGACAGTTATTATCGTCGCGCTCGAAGTCCGCACTATATGAAAAGCGACATCAATGGCTATGTGACTTTCAACAGCGATCGCGTGCTCGAGAAAGACATGACCAAATTGCAAATTGCTGAATACAATATTGGCTACGAACAAAACGAAGCCTATGGTGATTTCAAGGAGTGGTGATATGACATATGCTGAGAAATTTAGAGAGGCAAAAACCGCAACATATGGGATTCTTGCAGAAACTTTTTCTGGGTATCCGAAAGGTACAGGTGTTTCGTTGAAGTGGCAACACACCAGTAAACCAGGTCGACGCGATCAGATGCATTTTTGGAGAGCCAAGATGCCTAATGGTCGTATTGTTTGTGTCAGCGAAAGGGATCTTTGCGCAATTTGGTATAGGAGTGCTGTATGATAACTGACAATAAATCTTTGGCTATTGAGGCTGCTGGTCTTATTGCGAATGTGGATCAATTGATGATTCATGAGGTCTCTGGTGAGGCAAATTCCAGCACGTGCTATGACATTGCTGCAAAACTCGAGCGTGCGCGCAATATGCTTTTGGTTCTTGGCGATCGTGCTTACAAACGCGAGCAGCGATCGCATACTATTGACATTATCGAAGGAGTGCCGTTCTAATGGGATACTTTGCTAATTTAGAGATTGATGTCATTGACATGTATCACAGCGATGGCATGAAAGAATCAGAGATTGCAACATCTCTTGGTATTTCTCTGACGCAGGTGCATGAGATTCTTGCTGCTTATGACAAGGATTGTGACGCCGATGCTGATGAGGGTGAGGCTGAGATTATCAGTTATGATGATCTTGAATTTGATCCAGGTGCGGAGCACTACTAATGAGCGATGTAATGACAGAAAGCAAAGTCTTTGAACTTTGCACTAAAATGCGACATCTTGGTTATGCAGTTGTCTGCTTTACCCCAGAAGAATTGCGTGGCGCGAATCCTGATCATGTTGAAGACCGTTTGGTTGAACTTGGTTGGGAAGTGATTGATGATATTGCTGAAGATATTGAGACTGAACGATTGGTGGGACCTTCTGAAGAAGATTGGAACTGGAGCATCAAGTGATGGATGCGCATTGGTTCGGTGCCATTTGCTTTCTTTGCGGATTGATTTCAGGTATACTAGTCTGTATTCCTGCAAAACGAAAGGGAAGATATTATTATGATAAGTGAATATCGCCGTTCTATTCTTGCACCAAGGACAAGAGTTCCGTTTGATGCGAGCAATCGCAAACATATGCTTGATTTTGCAAGGTTTGTGAAATATAATAGTTGGGTGAATGGTTGTTCATATTTCTTGGAAGACCCCTTTACTGATATTCCGACGATGATTCGTTTCAAGATTGCTGAATACACTCTTTCTAAACTTGTGGAGAAAGTATGAGTAATGGTGACTTTGAGGTTATGCCTCGTGGTACAATGGAAGAGATTCGTGTACTGCGAAAGTTTGCAAACGAAATGATTGCATTAAGTTCAATTCATGATATGCCTGTGCCACACGAGATGCTCGCAAAGATTAATGATGTTTCGCGATTCTATAGTGGTCATGTAGAGAAGTATCCTGTATGATGATTTATTGCGCTGCGCGTTTCAAACCCAAAAAGAAACGCAAGCCAAAAGGTGTGATTGCGAAGAAGTATAACAGGAGCGCGGCAATTCTCGGAGTAGAGAAACTTCCGCGCCTTGAATATGGTTCACGAGTTGGGGCTGATGCTGCTCGCAGCATTCAGTCGCTGAAGTCCGATAAAGTCTTTACAGAAAAAAGAGAGAGCCTGATGTATACAGGCACTTTGGTGAAGGGTATTGCTACGATGCACAAGTCGAACGCAGTGCCTGTAATCGACGAAGAGCAAATGAAAGATATCTCTCGCATGCGGCGAGGCTAACATAGGAGATTTTTTATGAGTATTCGTTCAAAGGCTATGATTGAAACTGCTAAAACACTTGCGGCATTTACTGCTGGTGGTGTTGCATTTTATTTTCTCCTCGATCTTCTTGGTCCGAAACTTGGTGTGATTCTCATGCTTGTTTCGCTGGTTGGTTGGTTTGCTTGGTTGACATATAGTTTTTATGTTGACAAGTTTACTGTTGAGGAAAAATTTAAATTGTAATGAGAAGTCCATGTAAGGGAATATGCAAAATGAACACCCGAAGCGGTTTCTGCCTCGGGTGTTTTCGCACACTCCAAGAAATTGCACAATGGACTAAAATGTCTCACGATGAGAAGAAGTCTGTCGTAAGAGAATGCGAAGATCGTGAACGAAAAGCCAACAAAGGAAGTTGTCGAAGATGAGCACACTTAAATCAGTAACACCCAAGTATGATATCACGTGGTATGTTAAATGGACAGCCAGTATCATTACATTGATTGGCATTACTATACGAGCAAGCGGCTTGACGCAATTTCAATGGATAGATTTGGTTTGTAGTTGGATTGGGGCTGTTGGTTGGTTCTTTGTTGGTTTTAAATGGAATGATCGCGCGTTGATGATTCTGAATGGCGTGATTGGTGTTATATTATTTGCAGGAATCCTGCGAGTCGTTTTTGAGTGACGACTAAATATATGATACCATGTCACTGATGGGTTCTTTATGATTAACGAATTAGATCTTCTCTCACTTTCTGAGAAGTTTAATAACGCAAAGCCATTCAATCATGTTGTGATTGATAACTTCTTTGAAGAAAAACTTGCGAATAAGATTGCAGAAGAATTTCCCAAACATAACTCTGATGTTTGGACTGTAGCCTACGATAATCCAGTTGAAGTAAAAAAAGCATGTTCGCATTGGGATAAATTTCCAGCAAACATCTACTCTGCATTGTACTATCTTTGCAGTAAAGAGTTTGTAGATAAATTACAAGTCATTACTGGCGCTGATGAGATACATGCTGACTATGGACTTCACGGCGGAGGGATGCATTCGCACTGTCGTGGTGGTAAACTGAACATCCATAAGGACTATTCTGTACATCCAAAACTACCATTGCGCAGAAACTTCAATGTCATTGTTTACATGACTCCTGATTGGCAATCTGAGTGGGGCGGCGGAATAGAATTCTGGTCGCACGACTACGAAAAAAATCTCCCCAAAGAGTGTTATGCGCGATACGAAAACAAATTTAATCGCGCAGTTGTGTTCGATACAACTCATAACTCTTGGCACGGACTACCAGATGAATTGACTTGCCCACCTCAAACGGCAAGAATGAGTTTGGCGACATACTACTTGACTCCAATCACTTTGGAAACAGAAACGCGCAAGAAAGCATTTTTCACTCCGCACAAAGATCAGTATAATGATCCTAGCATTATGGAATTTTGTAAAAAGAGAAGTCAATTATGAAAGTAAGTGTAATCACAGCAAGCGTTGGCAATCCTCATCTCGCTGAATGCATTAAGTCAGTTCGCGAGCAAACGTATAAAGACGTTGAGCATCTTGTATTTGTAGATGGTCAAGAACGATGGGGTGCCGCAAATGGAATTCTATACGACTTGAATTTCCCAGTTGGTGCCGAACGTGGTTCGTTCAGTAATGAGTACGTTTGTGTTCTCCCATATGCAACAGGCGTCGATCGTTACAATGGTCATCGCGTTTATGGTGCTGCTACGTTTATCGCAAATGGTGACTTCTTCATTTTCTTGGATGAAGACAATGCACTTGAGCCTAATCATATCGAAAAACTTGTCGCTTTGGTTAAGGAAAAAGATCTAGACTGGGCATTTTCTTTCCGCAAGATCATTGATCAAGAAGGTAAAGTTATTTGCTTAGATGATTGCGAGAGTCTGGGTAAGTGGGCGTCAGTTCTAAATCCTAACGACTTTTTCATCGACGTGAACTGCTACTTTGTAAAGAAGCAAGTAGCCATCGGAATGGTTCCTCTTTGGTATCGTAAATTCCGCGAGCCAGGTCAGCCTGAGATTGATCGAGTGTTGGCGTCAACTCTTATGCATCCAAACAACAAATTAAAGTTTGACGGAACCCTCGATTATACGGTAAAATATCGAGTGGGTAATACAGGATTGTCTGTTCAAGCAGATTTCTTTTTAAACGGTAACGATATAATGACAAGAAGATATAATGGAGTTTTGCCGTGGAAACGGTAAGTCGTGAGAGTATGATTGTAACTCTTCATGGTGGTGGAACAAAGGGTAAAACTATTGAGTTCCAGAGAGAAATGTATGAGAAATACAATGTGAATCAATACCCAAGACTGGGTTTTGGTAGTGACATGCCACCGCTTGAATTTCAAAATTTCATGTGGGTCATGAACAACTGTATACCAAAAGATTTTCCTGCAAACATGGTTGATAAAATAAAGGAAACTTCCAAGGGATCGGTGAATGCGGAAGTAATTCTTTTCTTAAATTGTAATGTCGTGCCATTGAATGTTGAATCAATAGACTTTATGATTCAAAATGCTCAGGAAGGTAAGATTGTAAACTTATCATTATATGATGGTATTGCAATGAGCAGAGAAACATACAACAAACTCAAAACACCAAACATGAGAGATCTGTTCTCTACTGCAAGAAAAAATAATGTTCCTGTGTTGACACTGAGAATTAGTAACGTTGATTCAGATAATTGCAAAACATATTGCCATGGCGATAAAGAATTGTTTTGGCAAGCAGGTGGAGAAAACCAAGAACAAAAGTATTGGAACAAATGCGAAGAATTGTTAGTCAGAGGAATCTATGAAGATCGTAGTATTAAGCACTGATACGGAACACTATCTCCTTCAGTGGTGGCTTCCACATAGCGCAAAGAAATTCGACTTTGGCGTTATCGTAGACTTCAATTGGCAAGATAATTCAGAAGATAACACTTACGAACTTTATAAAAAGCATGTCCCACATTGGAGATACTACAAAGTAACTCAGAAAGAAGTGAGCAACTTTCTCTGGGATGTTGTTTTATCAAAAGTTGAAAAAGACTTGTTTGAAGAGTTTCCTGGAAGTTGGGTTACAACATTAAATCCGACAGAATTTTTAATTGGAAACCTATCATTCTTAGATAACATCAAGTTCAATAGACAGGTTTTAATTCCTTGTCATCTGATGGTCGATTCAGTTCAAAACGAAAACGTTGAACCCGATCCAAATTTACCATTGCTGGAACAACGCCATCATGGCGTACATTATAAAAACGATTATCCTCATCCACATCGTGGTAAATCTTTTGAATTATGGAAACAACAAAAACATCCTAACATTGTTTTGAATACTCGTTGGATGAGAAGTATTCATAACTATAATGTCGATTATTTGGGAACTTCAATATATTCAGTCGGAAGGCATTTTTGGGATTTGACTCGCGCTACAGATCAATTGGCAATATGTCATATGAATTTGTTGCCGTATACAAAATCATTTTTCGATCGAAAAAAGAATATACAAAGAAGGCTAACTTCGTCCGACCACCAAGCCGATCGTGGAATTCATCATCGCACAGATGATGCTAAACTTGAAGCGCATAAACGTTTCTACGATCAATTGGCTGTCGATCTTTTTACTGAAATACAAAACTTAGAGAGTGCAAAATGAAAAATCCATGTATTGTTACTTATTTTATGGGAAATATTTTAGACAAAACCCCAGAGATGCAAAAGAAAGTTGTTGATAAATTCAACAAATCTAAAATCCCATTCTATCAAGTTAAAGGCATGCCAAGCCACGCTCAATTCATAGATTACTTCTGGACTGTAAATGGCGCAGGACCAGAATACATGAAAGAATCGGGAGTTAAGCAAGAATTGGATCACGATGTGGTATTAATTCTCGACATTGATTGTATTCCATTAAGCGAAAAGGCAATTGAATACTATATTGAGCAAGCATCAAACGGTAAAGTGATAGGAAACGTTCAACGTTCAAATCATATAAAAAACGATCAACATCTTTTTGCAGCACCTTCGGCAATTGCTCTTTCAAAAGAAACATACATCAACATCGGTAAACCTCCTGCATTAGAAACAGAAAGATCTGATGTTGCTGAAGAATATACTTGGGCTGCTGAAGCCAAGAATGTTCCAGTGGAACTTATTCTCCCTGTATCTTTCGATAAAGCGCCACACAAATATGGTTGGGAAGAAGATCAGCGACCTTTCTGGGCATTGAAAGACGATATGCCAGTTTATGGAATTGGTACTACATTTGGTAACCAAGAATTCGGCGATATGTACTATCATAATTTTCAAATCGCACACCCAGGCAATCAAGAGATGTTTTGGGCTAGATGTGAAAAAGCATTAAACGCATAAATGTTACTATCATCCTTATTAGAAAAGAAAAATATGGCTACTGAATTGCTGGAATTATGTAAAACCAATTTGTACGACACAGACAAATTTAGTACAAACAATACAATTGCTAAATGGATTGAAGTTAAACATTCTTATGTTGAATCTGTATACGGAGAGTTATTTAAACGTATTAGATTGACAAAAAATGTTTTAGAGATTGGCATTTGGAATGGTGGGTCCCACCTACTATGGCGCGATTACTTCCCAGAAGCAAATATTGTTGGTATCGATATTAAGCACTGTGCTGCTCTCGACAATCAATCTAGAATTGTACAGATAATTGCAGACGCATACACCGAGCAAACATCAAACCTTTTTAAAGATGACTTTTTTGATTTAATCATAGATGATGGTCCACATACACTCGAGTCGATAAAACTGGCAATTCAATATTACTTGCCTAAACTCTCAGAAAATGGTATGATGTGTATTGAAGACATTGATGAATACAGTTGGTTATATCAACTTTCATCAATTGTTCCACCTGAGATGCAAAAATGTATTAAGGTTTTTGACCTCAGAGAGAAAGATAAAAAGAAAGATAGTACCCTAATGGTAATAGACAAAGGTGAACTAAATGGCTAATCGTAGTGATTTCTTTAATGCTAAACTTCCACGCAGCATCAAGCGTTCGCTTGCTATGGCTGAAACATATGGGTGGGTGAAAAACGCACATGAGCGCGGTGATCTTCGTAGAGCAATGATTGCTGCTCACGCAAGTCATGTTGGATTTAAGTTGAAGCGCAACACTTCTGAAAATCGCGATTCGTCTGATGGTGAATGATGAATTCGCTTGCTGAACTCAAAGATCATTTCGTGAGAAATGATGTTGAGATAAAAGAGTTTATGGGATGGTATCTTAAGGTAGGAAAAGATACCTGGACCATGTCCAATGGCGTCTTTTATTGCAATCAAGTCCCAAAAAGTTTAAAAGATAAAACTCTTTTGGACGGGTATCCACGCAAGAGAATAGAGAAAACCGAAATACAAGCGGAAGAAGATCGAGCCGTATCCAGAAAATGGAAGGCAATGTCTAGCAGGAAAGTCGTTGAATAAATATTAAACTTGTTTATTCGGTCTGTTAGATGCAAATTATCGTTTTAATGACCGCACTATTTCTGTCAGGTGTTGCGGCGTACTACTCAATTATTGGGCTTACAGCAATATTCAGTGGAGCATTTTGGTCCATCTTAATGATGGGTGCAGCACTTGAAGTCGCTAAACTTGTTTCAGTTTCTTGGTTGTATCGTAATTGGGATCAGTGCTCTATCTTGATGCGATCGTACATGTCGACCGCAATTGCAATACTAATGCTCATCACCTCAATGGGAATATTTGGTTACCTTTCTCGAGCACACATTGAAAGTTCGGCTACAAGTACAAGTGATTTAATTGCGCAGATTGAAACAATAAACGATAATATTGAAAGTAAAGAATTCACTCGAGATCTTTATGTCAAGCAAATCACAAACATAGATAATACTTTGGTCAAGTATATAGAACTTGGAAGTGTGACGAAAGGTTTACAGGAAAAACGACGTTTAGATTCCGAAAGAAAAACGATTGAGATGAATAGATCAGAAATAGACAAAGAAATTCTTTCATTAAAAAGCGAGCGTAACAAACTCCTTTCCGAACAGAAAAAACAAGAAGTTGAAATTGGTCCTCTAAAGTATATCGCTGAGTTGATATATGGTAAAGAGGCTGAAAATCATTTTGATTCTGCTGTGCGATGGGTTATAATATTGCTTGTGTTTGTATTTGATCCGTTGGCAATAGTGTTGTTGATTGCAGCAAACACAACGCACAAAACTAGAGGGCGGGCAATCAAAGTCTCTGGTAAAAAAGGTTACGTTGAAGTGCACAAATCTGATATACTAGATGTCGGTAAATTTAAATAAAGGTGAACTAAATGACTGTTAGAATTTTAAAATTGATTACAGGCGAAGAAATTATTGGCGAAGTTGTTTCTGAAAATGAAAGTTATATTGAATTGAAGAATCCACTTTCAATTATGCTTCGTCCTGCACAAGACGGATTTACTTTTGGTTTCGTTCCTTGGTGTAATCTTATGGAAGGTAATAAAAAGATATCTCACGATAGAATCATTACTTCTGGCGATGCTTCTGACGATGTCAAGAATACCTATAACTCAATGTTCGGCGGCATCGTAACTCCTCCAAAACAACTGATTGTATGAGTGCATTTTACACTAATGTCACCATTATTGGTGACAATGTGTTGTTTCGCGGGATTAAAGATGGTAAGAGATTCCGCAAGAAGGTTCATTACAATCCAAAGTTCTATGTTAAATCCACAACTCCAACTAAATGGCAAACTCTGAATAAAGAGTATGTTGAAGAAAAGGTCTTTAAATCCATTCGTGAGGCAAGAAACTTCATGGATGAATTTAAAGATGTCAACAACTTTGAAGTGTACGGTTCAAACCGTTATGAGTATGCATTCATATCTGACATCTTCCCAGAAGAAATTGATTGGGACTTGAGTCAGATATGTGTTGCATATATCGACATTGAGGTTGGATCTGAAAACGGATTCCCTGAACCTTCAAAGGCGACTGAAGAAGTCACCGCCATCACTCTCGGTATGGGTGGTCGCAATTATGTTTTCGGTTGTGGCGACTTCAATAACACCTTCGAGAATACTGAATACATCAAGTGTCAGGATGAGTTTGAACTTATCGAAAAGTTTATTGATAAGTGGACTTTATATTATCCTGATATTGTCAGCGGTTGGAACGTTCGTTTCTTCGACTTTCCATATCTTGTAAACCGCATCACTCGCTTGTTTGGTGAAGACAAGGCATTGAAACTTTCGCCCTGGGGTAAAGTCACTTCGAGTGAAATTAATTTTCGTGGCAAGAAACAAACTTGCTATGAACTTTATGGCATTTCAATTCTAGACTACTACGAACTCTATCGCAAGTATTCAGCAAATCCAAATCAAGAGTCATACAAACTAGATCATATCTGTAGCGTTGAACTTGGCGAGCGTAAGTTAGACTATTCTGAATATGAAAATCTACATCAACTCTATAGACTTGATTATCAAAAGTTTATTGAGTATAACATTCGCGACGTAGAGCTGGTTCAGAAACTCGAAGATAAAATTCGCCTGATTGAACTTGCGATGACTTTGGCGTATGACGCTAAAGTAAATTATGATGATGTGTT